TCAAGCAAGTTATCTCTCTGGCCTCACTAATCCTAGAGAACAACTAGCTGCTACTACTGTGGCTGATTATACATTCATAGTTAATAAAAATGTTGTAACCAGTGAAGCCACAACAACTAGCCCTACAAGATATAAAGAAGCTTTGGTGTATGTTAAGCAAGGTGATTACACCACAAACTATAAATTACATATAACTAAAGGTGGAACCAAGTATACTAGATCTATTGAGACTATGGGTTCTACACAGCCTTCTGATGCAGCAGCTCGTACTGCGGAAAGATCCATCCAAAC